GGCGGCAGACATTTATAGAGCTGCTGACATTGTAGGCCGAGAACTAACAGGCTTTATTCCTGCTTCAACAGTGAACGCAGGATCAGAAGAAGCTGCTGTCGGGCAGAACGTGCGATCATTCGCTACTCCTGCTGCTTCAGCGGTAACAATCGCACCAAGTATGACTATTCCAGAGGGAACAGATCAAACACTAACTAACAAAACGCTGACAATATCTAATCAGCGTGGTGTTCAGATCCCATACACTGGTGAAGATGTACGCTTCTTAGATGGTGGCGCAGGATACGAAACAGTATATGGCGCTCAAATTCAACAAGCTATGCGAACACTTGTGAACGAAATGGAAGCTGATCTAGCTGAAGAAGCATATAAAAACGCTTCTCGCGCAGTTGGTACAGCAGGAACAACTCCATTCGGATCAAACTTCAACACAGTTGCAGAAGCTCGTCAAATCTTGGCAGATAACGGAATGCCAACAAATGACGGTCTAATCAGCTTGGTTGTTAACACAAGTGCAGGAGTTAACCTTCGTAACTTAGCAACACTTACTCAAGTAAACACAGCAGGAAGTGATGATCCTCTTCGCAGAGGTGAGTTACTTAACTTGCAAGGTGTTTCACTGAAAGAAAGTAGCCAAGTACAGAGCCACACAAAAGGCACAGGTACATCTTACCTTGTCAACAACGCTTCAGCAGCAATCGGTGACACTACAATCCCTGCTGATGGTGGTTCAGGTACAATCGTTGCAGGAGATGTAATTACAATCGCAGGCGATACAAATGCTTACGTTGTAAACACTGCTCTCGCAGGAGGTAACTTGGTCGTAGGTGATACTGGTCTACGAGTGGCAGTTGCAGATAACGCAGCGATCACAGTGGGCAATAACTACACTGCAAACGTAATGATGCACCAAGCAGGAATGGAGCTTGCAATGAGAGCGCCTGCTAAACCAACAGGTGGCGATGCTGCCGAGGACATCATGGTCGTTCAAGATCCACAAACTGGAATGGTCTTTGAGGTTGCTGTTTATAAAGGCTTCAACAAAGCAATGATCCAAGTTGGTGCAGTCTGGGGCGTAAAAGCATGGAACTCAGACGCAATCGCGGTTCTTATGGGCTAATAGATTAGGGGCGAAAGCCCCTTTTCTTTTTTACTTTTAAGGAGATTGATATGCCAAAAGGAATGGGTACTTACGGAACTAAGAAGGGTCGTCCACCAAAGAAAAAGGGTGGTAAAAAAAAGTAATGGCAAAAGGCGTTAAACATTACTTGCGAGATGGAACTGTTTTTAAGGGTAATTCTCACAGGATGCCAAACGGTCAGATCCATTCTGGCAAGACGCATGGTAAAACAAGCAAACGCTTATATCACTTTGCACAGTTAAGCATGACAGCCAAGAAGAAGGCTAGAAAGAGAAAATAGTGCCTAGAGGACGCTCCAAGAAACGTAAATCAACTGTTAACGCAGCAGGGAACTATACAAAGCCCAAAATGCGGAAACAAATGTTTTACGCTATCAAACGTGGATCAAAAGGCGGTCGCGCAGGACAATGGAGTGCTAGGAAAGCTCAAATGTTAGCTAGACGATATAAAGCAGCAGGAGGAGGGTACAGATAGATGGCTCTCAAGAAGTCGCAAATATCGCTGAGAAAATGGACAGGTGAGAAGTGGGATTATACAGGCAAGAAGAAAAAGAGTCGTTACTTACCAAAGGCTGTAAGAGATAGCTTAACTCCTGCACAGAAGGCAGCAGGGTCAAGAGCAAAGAACAAAGCTACAAAGTCAGGCAAGCAATCGGCTAGATATACAAAGGCTGAACGCAGAGCATTAAGGCGGCTTAGATGAGCAAGCGAGATCCTAGAATAAAAAGGTTAGGTGTCGCAGGATATAACAAGCCAAAGAGAACGCCAAGTCATCCGACTAAAAGCCATGTTGTATTAGCTAAGGTCGGTGATAGGGTTAAAACAATTAGGTTTGGTCAGCAGGGTGTTAAGGGCGCAGGAAAAAACCCTCGAACTGCTGAACAGAAAGCTAGGAGAAAGTCTTTCTTAGCTAGACATAGAAAGAATATCCAGAAAGGTCGAATGAGTGCGGCTTTTTGGGCTGCAAAGGTTAAATGGTGATAAAATGAATCTTATTAAGATAAAACACAAAGGCTCAAAAGATGGATGGGCGCTAGTAAACGAGGCAGATTTCGACAGCAAGAAACACGAACGCTTTGAGGGAGAACCCAAAAGAGCGAGGAACAAAAAGGGTCAACTCATAGCAGACGATCCAAAGACCGAAACAAATGAAGCGTGGGAAGGCGGCAAAGCCCCTAAAAAGCCTACGAAAAAGAAAGCGTCTACTAAGAAGGGTTAAGACATGGCGATAGTGACTACAGTAGGCAGTGCGTCAGCAAATAGCTATATCACTGTGGCTGAATACGAGGCTTTCTGGACAGAGAGCAACAGCATCGCTTTCAAGCAATGGCGTGGCCTCGTTTGACAGGTATTTATCTCGTAAAAGATTTTCCTATCGATCCCGATTTTGTTCCACAGGATATAAAAGACGCTCAAGCAGAGTTAGCTTATATTATTCATCAGGGAACAAACGTATTTGCTACAGTTGAAGGTGGTGCAAAGGTTCGAGAGAAGAACAAAGCAGGGCCAGTAGAAACAGAAGTCGAGTTTACTAACTTTAGAGAAACGCCTCGATTTGTAGCGATTGAGGGATTACTTTCGCCATATACAATTTACGGTGGCGCTCAACTTAAAATGGTGCGTGGATGAGTACAACAGTCACAGCAATCGCAGATGCAGCCTTCGATGCCGTTAAATTAGCGGTAACTGATGTTATTTTTGATGCTGAGATAGAATATGAAACGCAGGGAACTTACAACCCATCAACTGGTACTTATCCAGTTACAAAAACAACTCTGGAGGGTAGAGCGTTATTTGATACCGATACTCCTGCCAGAGATATATTTCCTGATGCTATTATCGGCTCTAACCGTCAGCTAGTTTTGTTCGAGGGTTTTACTGAGATTATCAAAGAGGGATACAAGCTAACTATCTCATCTGTTGATTATGAGGTAAAAGCAGCGCAAAAGATTGTCGGATCTAACTCTGTTCAATATGGAGTGGTGTTGCAGAAATGAGTTATAAGAATTTTGAATTACAGCTAAATAAAAAGCTAGTTGATACAGATGAAAAAATCGAGGACGCTATCTCATTGATTGCAATGGATAGTTTAAGAAGCATTGTTCTAATGTCTCCTGTTGATACTGGTCGATTTAGAGGTAACTGGATCGTTAGCAAGAATAGAATGAATCCTGCAAAGGTTAATAAACTTGATAAAACAGGAACGTCATCTATTAGTCGTGGCACACAAACAATCGAGACTTTTGAGTATAAAAAAGATAAATCCATTATTATTCAGAATAATCTTCCTTATGCTATGATGTTAGAGGCAGGAACATCGAAGCAAGCACCAGAGGGAATAGTTGCTAAGACCTTAAATAATATTCAAACAAAATACAGAAGGCAGAATATTTTATTATGACTTATGCACTAGAGCGCCTAGCGATTGAGACATATCTTAGCGATCAATGGGGAACAACGACACCGATAGGTTTTGATGGACATGAGTTTAGCCCTTCTTTTAATAGTATTAGAATTTCAATCGGAAACGGTTTATCTTTGCAAGGATCTATAGGTGCAAATACAAATAGAATAGATTATACTGGCATTGTAACTATTCAAATCTTTACTGAAAACGGAAAAGGGTCAAAGACTTGGAGAGGTTACGCAGAAACATTAGACGGTATTTTCTTTGATAAAAGGATTGATAATACGGGTGCAGCAGCGACTACAAACGAATTTATCAGATTTTCACCAGATCAACAGCACCCCTATATATCTGGCGAGGTTTCTGATATACCATTTCATATTGCAACATTTGTCGCGCCTTTCGTGCGATATGAGTTTAAATAAGGAGGCCACAACATGACTGGCATTGCATCAAATCAGCTACGGAGTGCGTTTGTGGCTGAAGCTACAGCAGGGACAACTCCCTCATCTCCATCGTTCACAACGAGCGATGTTCCAATAAATATGACCGCTGCTCCAAACGTAATCGAGCATCGATCACTCGCAGCAAAAGGCGAAGCTGTGGAAACGGCTATCGCAGGAATTGACGTTACTGGCACTATGTCAGGCACGTTAGTTTATGGAGCTTACGATCCATTTTTGGAGAGTTTGCTTCAAGGGGCTTACTCAACAAACGTATTAAAAAGCGCAAAGACAACCAAATCTTTTACTGTTGAAAACGCAATTAGCGCAGGAGTTGGCGGTACGCTAACAATGATGCGTTACACTGGTGTCGAGGCATCTGGTGGATCGATAACACTCGCCTCTAATGCAGAGATAGGGTTTTCATTTGATCTAACTGGCATGGGTTCGCTTGATACGACTACATCAGCAATCGGTAGCTCATCATATACAGATCAAACCGAAAGAGCGCCTTTAACATCTGGCGTTGATGTTGGAACGATAGCATTTGCAGGATATACGCTAGACGCTTTCGAGAGTGCTACGATAAACTTTAACTACGAGGGCAGAGAAGCGCAGACAGTGCTAGGAAGCTCTTTTACTAAGGATGGCATTACAAAAGGGGCTTTGCTTCCTGAGATAACTGCAAGAGTTCATGTCGATACCAACTTCTCAGCGCTTTACAATGCAGCAAGAGATACAAATCACTCGCTCTTTGCAGTTACTTTTCCACTCGGATCAGTATCGGGTAAAAAATACACTCTCGTATTTCCTAAGTGTAAATTTGTGGGATCTAATATTGATTTCACAGGCACTAATGCAATGCAGGATGTTACTATCCGAGCAATGTATGATGAAGCCACAGAGGATGCGTCAGTAAAACTAACGAGAGCAGTATCATGATTGCAGTTCGTAAATTTTACGCAACAGTTAACGGTAAAGAGAAAACTTTTTACGTTGGCGATGAGATTGACGCTAAGACTGTCAAGGAGTTGGGGTTAGCCGACAAGCCCGAACTAGCCAAAGAATCGAAGGCTAAGAAAACACAAGAATAGACGTCTATAGTGGGGTGGGTTGTCGGTATTCCTGCCCCACACAAAACCGACAAAGGAGACACCGATGCTTAAACTAAAGAAACCTCAATTATCAGATATGGTTTTTGAGAGTAATTTTTCACCAGATATGGACTTTCTAGCTGACAAAGGAAAAACATATATATCAATCAGATGCAAAGCAGGAGGTTGGGCAAACCCTGACTTAACTGTAAAGCGTGAACAGGTCTTATTATATCAGGAAATGCAAACGCTCAAAGCGTCAAAAATAATGGAAGATGAGGCTAAATATACAAAGTTTAAATCTGATTCCGACAAAGAAGTTGGCAAGAAGTTATTTGAGGCACTATACGACAGTTGTGTTGTGTCGTGGGAGACTAATATACAAAACGATGGCGCTAAAATGACTTGCGATAGAGATCATTTTCTTGCTCTTGCTGATGCAAAAATAGATGAAGTGTCAAAGTTCTTTATGGATTGGGCGAAATACGTTGATGAGTTAGGAAATTTTAGACAGGAAGTCGAAGAGGAAACGGTAAAAAACTAATCGAGGCGCTTCTATGGTCTTTTAAGTACTCTGCAAGAGATGAGGCTTACTTGACGGCAAAGGGCGCAATAGAGATGAGAGACAAGCCTATTCCTCAAAATATGATGTATTGGATAGGATATAACGATTTGAGACAAGGACGACAAATAGGGTATTCTGGCTTTTCCCCTATACCGTTCAGTGAAATTATGTCATATTGCTCTCATATTGGTCTTGATGATCCTATTGAACGCCAAAGTTTTGCTCGTTGCATGATGGCCTTAGATATTACGGAGCGTAATTATTATGACAACATTAAGTCTTAATATCGATGCCAGAGGCGCTCAGAAGGGCGCTAAAGATTTTAAACGAGCTACCGATCAAGTTAAAACGTCTGCAATGCAAGCCGACAGCGCTGTTGAGCAGATGGGTACAAGCGTTGCTCGAACTAGCCGAGGAATGTCGGGCAGAACGACATTTATATTCCAAAACACTGCAAACCAGTTAGGCGACATCGCGGTTCAGGCTTCAATGGGAACTAATATGTTCCGAGTGCTTGGTATGCAGTTACCTCAAATCGCAGGAGGCTTTGCTTTACTTGGTGGATCTCTTGGCGTTGTTGCTCCTATTTTGGGTGTTATTGCTGCGATTGGTTTTCCTATTTTAGCCACAATGACATCTTTTGGTAGATCAGCAGGAGATGCAGCAGAAGAGTTAAATAAGGTAAAAGAAGCATTAGACGATCTTTCTGGATTTAATAAGTTATTAGAAAATAATTTAGTTGTTCCGTTAGATGAGGCGTCAGAAGCAGCAACTAGATTGATGCATCAACTCAGAAGGCAGGCGTTTGAGCAAGTTATGAGAGGGATGGCAGATCCTCTGCAAAATATGCTCAATCCGTTTTTTGATGAGATAAATAAACTTGAGCCTAGACTACAAAAAACAAAAGAGCGAATTAATGATCTTTTTGATGTTTCGGAAGGTGAGAGACTTCAGACTAAGTTAATAAAACAAAAGATGGATCAAGTTGAGGATATGGAGAAAACTCTCGGTATTTCGAGAACCATTGTCAACGAAGTCATGGGCGCATTAGAAGCCTCCAACAGTGCAATAGGGTTAGCAGAAAATTTACTTAAAGCTAGAAATAATCTTGCAGATATGGGTCTTGAGGGTGGAGACTTAATACAAACATTTGATCAGATTTTAGATAGCACTGGGTTGCATAATTTAATCTTGCAAAAGCAACAACGCTTGCAAGTAAAAATAACTAAAGAAGCTAAAGAAGAGGCTGCGGCTAGAGATAGGATAGTTAAGCGTAACAGAGAAAACTTTATGGTTGAGGCTTCTGTCGCGGTTCAAGAACAAAGGATTGCAGAACTAAGGGCTGCTTTTGCAAAGAAACAGCAAGAACTTAATAAGCAAGAGCCTCTAAAAAAGACCACTAACCAAATAAAACAGCTAACTCCAGAAATAAAGAATTTGAAAACGGCAGTCGATATGATTGGAAGTTCGTTTGAGCGTTCCTTTATGAGCGCTGTTACTGGCACTGCATCAGTCAAAGATGCTTTTAGATCAATGGCTGCTAATATCATTGCCGAGCTTTTTCGCATATTTGTCGTCAAGCAAATAACAGGTTTTATAACTAATCTAGCAACAAGTGCTTTAGTGGGCGCTCCTCAAGGGCCAACATTATCGGGCGCACCATTACCTAGATTCGAAGGTGGTGGATACACAGGAAACGCTCCTCGAACAGGTGGATTAGATGGTCGAGGTGGCTTTATGGCTATGCTTCACCCGAATGAAACAGTTGTAGATCACTCAAGAGGAAACTCTGGTGGTGAGGTCGTAATCAATCAAAATATCAATGTTACTACTGGAGTTCAGCAAACCGTCAGAAACGAAATACAAACAATGCTTCCACAGATTGCCGAAGTAAGTAAGGCGGCTGTCTTGGATGCTCGGAGAAGGGGTGGCAGCTTTGCCAATGCGTTCTAAATGGCTATAACTTATCCTTTAACACTTCCATCGCACACAGGTATTCGAAACATCACGCTCAGAGCAGTTAATACTGTCGGACTGACTCAATCGCCTTTTACATATGCACAACAGGCAGTGGCACACTCAGGGCAAAGATGGGAAGTAGACGTTACGCTTCCTGCTATGAATAGAGCAGACGCAGAGCAATGGGTTGCTTTTTTAATTAGCTTACGAGGTCAGCTAGGAACTTTTACGCTCGGAGATCCTGTCGGTGCAAGTCCTAGAGGTTCAGCAGGAGGCACTCCACTCGTAAACGGAGCGAGTCAAATAGGCGGCACGTTAAATATAGATGGTTGCACAGCCTCGCAAACAGGATGGCTCAAGGCAGGAGATTATATACAGTTAGGAACAGCAGGGAGTGCAACGCTTCACAAAGTTCTGGCTGACGTTGATAGTAATGGATCAGGTCAGGTTTCAGTCGATATTTGGCCTTATATACGAACTGCTCCATCTGATAATGCTTCTGTTACTGTAACAAATACAGTTGGACGCTTTCGATTAGCTAGTAATACACAGAACTGGAGTATTAGAGAGACTGCTCTTTATGGTATAACTTTCGGTGGAATTGAGGCGATCTGATGGGAAGAACTATTGCATCAAGTATTGTAAGCAAATTAGACGATGCAGAAGTATATCCATTTTATGCAGTAGATTTATTATTTGATACCACTCCTATTTATGCTTGGACAGGGCTGAATGAGATTACACTCAACAGCAACACTTATACTGGCGTTGGAAACTTGCTGCAAATATCAGAAGTGCAAGAAAGTCAGGACATTAGCGCAAAAGGTATGACGCTAACATTAAGTGGTATTCCGTCCGATCTTTTGACTTATGCCTTAAACACTCCTTATCAGGGCAGAGAGTGCAAACTCTATTTAGGCTTTATGACAAGTTGGGCTAGTCCAGATGCTTCACCTGATACGGTGGAAATATTCTGTGGATATATGGATCAAATGACAATCAACGAAGGGGCAGAAACCTCAACGATCACGACTTCTGTTGAAAGTAGACTGATTGACTTGGAGAGACCTAGAAGCAGAAGGTACACGGCTGAAAACCAGAAGCAAAGACATTCGGGTGATTTGGCTTTTGATTTTGTGGAAAGCCTACAGAATTTGCGGTTGCAATGGGGTGGCTGATGCGAGTTCCAAATTGGGATATTAAGTTAGCTGAGTATGTAAACAGCTTACGAGATTATCCTTTTGTTTGGGGTGAGCATGATTGCTTTACGTTTATAAATAAGTCAGTTGAAATTATGCGTGGTCAGGGTTTCGCAGATGACTGCTTGGGTAATTACACCACTCCTAAATCGGCTCTTTTGCATTATAGGCGTAAATTAATGCACTTAGAATATGATACCGTTGTAGATATGCTTGACGATAGATTAGAGAGATTTAAGGGTAGGTTTCCACCAAGAGGTTCTATTGTTGGTCGGCCTGTCGATCAGACGATTGGAGTTTTGCCTGTCGCATTGGGAGTAGTCGTCAGCGATCTAGGTGCTTTCCTATGTGATGATGGAATGATATTATGGACGTTAGATGAAAATGATTTGTTCTGGAGTGTTGATTAGATGCCACCAGTAATAGCCGCAGTCGGAGCCGCAGCATCAGCAATCGGAGGTGCTATCGTTGCAGGAGGTGCAGCCGTTGCCAGTACAGCCGTTGCAGTAGGTGGAGCGATTGCAGGGGTGGCAGCAATACCGATTGTTGCAGGAATAACTGTCGGAACGGTTGCTTACACTGCTGTTACTGCATATGCGATCAACGCACTTACTAAAAAATCACTAGCCAAAGCAAGATCAGCAGCCGCATCCGTACAAGCAGCCCAAAAGGGTTATGGAACAAACGTTAATGCTGTCGCTCCTGCTTCAGATCATGCAATTATATATGGTCAGCAGCGTGTCGGTGGTGTTATCTTTTATCGTTCTATTACAGACGATCAGAAATATCTGCACACATTATTGGCGTTAGCAGGGCATGAATGTGAGGAGATCGGCACAGTTTTTGCTGATAATGTTGCTTTGACGTTAGACGGAAATGGATTCGTGACTAACGATGCTTTCCAAATCAAAGATGCTGATGGCAACGTAGTTAATTCAGCAATACGAATAAACAAACATTTAGGCACAAGCTCACAAGCGGCTGACGCTGATTTGGTGTCTGAAGATAGTGCATGGACATCGGCACATCAGGCAAAAGGCGTTGCTTATATTTATATCAGGGCTGAATTTGACACAAGTGTATTTCCTCAAGGATTGCCGACATTCAGCGCGATTGTAAAAGGTAAGAAAGTATTCGATCCAAGAACATCAGCAACAGCATGGTCATCAAATGCGGCTTTATGTTTACGAGATTATCTTATTTCTGATTATGGTCTTGGTGCAGAAACAAGTGAAATAAATGACACTGTATTTTCTACAGCGGCAAACACTTGTGACGAAAATATAACTTTATCGGGTGGAAGCACAGAAAAACGATACACAGTCGATGGGTCATTTGTGACAGCTTTACCACCAGATGATGTGATTGTTGATCTGACTGCATCAATGGCAGGGATTATTTATTATAGTCAGGGTCAATGGGGTGTAAAAGCAGGAGAGTTTACATCATCAGTTTTAACGCTTGATGAGGATGATTTAAGAAGCAATTTACAAATTAACACTCGGCACAGTCGCAGAGATAACTTTAACACAGTGTCAGGAATGTTCTCAGGGCCAGAGACAGACTTTCAGCCAACAGACTTTCCACAAATTACATCTAGCACTTTCGTTTCTGTTGATGGCGGTGAGACAGTTGTGCAGGACATACCTTTTCCGTTTACATCTACTTCATCGAGGGCGCAAAGGATCGCTAAGATTGCTCTTTATAGAAACCGCGAACAGCTTACTATATCTGGCACATTTGGACTCAGAGCTTTACAGCTTCAGATCGGTGATGTTGTCAGTGTTACAAATACAAGGCTTGGATTTAGTAGTAAAACATTTGAGGTTGTAGATTGGCGATTTGGGTTTGGTGCAGACTTGACGCTAGAGGTTAGCATGATTTTGCGTGAAATCAGTTCAGCCGTTTTTGATTGGAATGCAGAAGAAACACAATTTGAACTAAATGCAACAACTCTACCATCTGCAACCGAAGTTCCTACTGTTGGACTTGGCGTTGATTTTGATTTGCGTGTAGTCAATCAAGCGGCTGTCGGTGTTCTTATTATTGATGTCACTGCTAACGAGCCATTTGCAGTTGAATTTGAGGCTCAATATAAACGAACAAGTGACGCTAATTTTATTTCTGTAGGTAAGCAAAGAAATGGCTTGTTCGAGGTTAATGGATTAGGTGATGATACTTATGATGTTAGAGCTAGAGCATTTAACGCTTTTGGAGCAGCAGGGCCATTTACTTCAACAGCAGGAAAGCAATTAACAGCCTTTGCAACTCCACCAGATAACGTGACAAACTTCACTGGTAACGTAACAGGGAACTCTCTTAACTTATCATGGACACCAGTTAGCAATGCCGATTTATCTCATTATAAAGTAAGATTTTCATCTCAAACGTCAGGCGCAAGTTATCAAAACGCAGTGGATATAGTTGATAAATTAGCTCGTCCTGCGAATGTTGCTGTTGTTCCTGCTAAGACAGGCACTTATTTCATCAAGGCTGTTGATAAGATTGGCGGTGTTTCGGCTGCGGCTGCAAGTTTTGTTGTCTTAGTTGATCCCAATAATGTCGAGAACTTTAACGCAATTCAGACAATACAAGAAGATCCTGTTTTTGCAGGGGCTAGAAGCAATGTCGTGGTGCTAGAAGATGCTGAAGGTGATTATTTGGCCTTGGATACCGTAGATCAATTTGATAGCGGTGCAGGAAACTTTGATGATGGTCTTGGTTTATTTGATGGGTTTTCTGGCACAGTTGCATCTGGCACATATGATTTTAATACAACGATTGATTTTGGTGAAGTATATACGAGCCGAATATACCCGAAATTCAAGGTGGATTATTTAGATTATGTTAACGATTTCGACAGTGCCACAGGGAATTTTGATGCTCGTCTTGGAGACTTTGATGGCGATCCTGCACAATTTGACGTAACATCAGCAAGGTTTGAGTTGCGCCATACTAATGATGATCCATCTGGTTCACCAACTTATACAGCTTATCAACCGTTTATCGTTGCAGATATAACAGCGAGAGCGATGCAATTCAGGTGCATATTAGAATGCACAAATGGCGCGGCTTCTCCTGCAATTAGAGAACTTAGGGCTGAAATAGATATGCCAGAGCGAACACAGTCAGAAGTAGATATAACTTTCACTGGCACAAAAAGCGTAACTTTCCCGACTAAGTTTAAAGGAGTTCCTGCTATTGGATTATCATTGGCGAACTTGGCAGATGGTGAAAGATATGTTATTACGAACAAAACCAGATCAGGATTTGATATAGAAGTATTTTCTGGTGTTAGTACAAGCACAAACTCAGTCACACTTGACTATGTGGCAAAAGGATTTGGTAAGGAGATCGTCTAAATGGCACAACATGACATGAACATAGCTAATCAGGGCTTTCCTGCTACGAGGGCTGATATAAACAATGCCTTGCAAGCAATCGCAACAAATAATTCTGGAAGTTCTGTACCAAGCACAACTTTTGCTAACCAGTGGTTCTATAATACAGGCAGTCATAAATTATTTATTAGAAATGAGGCTAATAACGCATTTATTGAAGTTGCAACATTGGATCAGACTAATGGCGAATGGCAAATAACAACAGGTCAAATTTCGGCGGCTGATGGCGATGGTCTTGTATTTAAAACAGATGATGGCACAACAAGAATTGCGCTATCAGATGGTGGAGATGTAACTTTTGCAGCAGGAACAGATGTTCTTACAGCTACCGCAGGAACGGATAATATCAGAATTGGTGAGAATGCAGGGGATAGTATTGCTTCAGGTGCTAATTATAATGTTGTTGTTGGTAAAGATGCAGGAACAGCAATCAGCACTGGTGATGAAATTACTGCTGTTGGTGTTGACGCAGGAAAAACTATTTCAACAGGTGCAGATGGTACATATGTCGGATATGGTGCAGGGAAGGATAATACTGGAACAGGAAACACATTTGTTGGAGCGTATTCAGGACATCTTGCGTCTAGTGGAACAGGAAACACATTTATTGGAGGTGTATCAGGTAGTAATGCCGCAGGAAATGTAATGACTACTGGCTCTAAAAATACTATTCTAGGCGGTTTTTCTGGCAATCAAAACGGCCTAGACATCCGAACCTCAAGCAACAACATTGTGCTTGCAGATGGGGATGGTAAACCTAGATTTGTGTCTGACAGTAACGGTGAGTTTGAAATAGGTGGCACACCTACTAGAGGTACTAGCAATGCTATATTTAAAGTAATTAAAAGAGCTGCAGGAAATAGTAGCGAAACATTTACCTCAGCCGATATGGGAATGAGCGATAACATCACAGCTATGATTCATATTAACCTAGGCGGTACTACTACACATAATCATTATGCTGCAGCAGTGATATACTGGTATATGCCCAGAGGGGGTAATTCTGTTATTCACCAAAATATTGTTTCAGCTTTTGCAGGTAGTGGAGTTACAACTTTTACTAGATCAGTCAGTGGAAATAGTCTTGTTGTAGGAAAAGATAGCAACCTACCCGTTTCTATT